CTGCCGCCAAAGCTCCAGAAATAGAACTTCCTTTTACTTTAATTAAACTCATGGTTTACTCCATACTGTATGTGTTAATTGTCCAAAGTTATCTTTGGTTTTATCTTTTTCTTTATTAAGTAATTCATCATACTTAGAAGCATCATAATCACTTGTTATGTCTCTTAATGATTGTCTCCAAGTTTTATATTTATCTTCCATTGGATAATCACTATTAGCCATGAAATCTGTTTCAGCTAATTTTTGATTTCTAATAATTCTTATTTGATTTAATTTTCTTTCATCAGCTTTACTATCCCAATCAGCTTTCATACTATCCCATTGAGCTTCTTCTTCTGCTGTGAATTGTATTACCTCTCCATTTACATTTTTATATCTTGGCATTATTTAACTCCATATAATCTGAATGTTCCTGAAATCGTTGCACTATCTGGTGTAATAAATCTGATTGCAGTTAAATTTCCATTCTGTTTAAAATGACCACCTAAATCAAGAATACCAATGTCATCTTGCAATCCATACATAATTTTTGAAGTAATAACTTTGTAATGACTATCAAATGCGTTCCATATTCTTAATTCACCTTGTATGTTTTCATCTCCATCAAAGTAAGCTGCACCATTATTTAAAGAGAATTGTGTATAAACATAATCGCCTGTGCCTAAATCTGAGCTATTATTATCTCCGTTTGTTCTTCTTCCGTATCTTGCAGAGCCATATCCATTACTTGTAATAAAACCAGATGAAACACCACATTGAACATCTAAGAAACTAGAGTTTGTACTTAAATCTACATTTTGAAAATAAACTACAAAATGATGATAGTCGGTTTTAAAATATGCAGTACCGTTAAGTTCTACAGTAGAAGCTCCACTTGCATTAACAGTAAGTAAAAGTTCATGTGTTCCACTAGGTTTATCAACAAAACTTAAATTACCAGAACTATCTGTCTGCATTATTTTATCTGTTGCTGGAGCAGTAGTAGGTAAAGTTAATGTATAGCTTTGACTAGCACTATGAGCTGGAGATTTAATTTTAACTCCATGAGTATTCTGTGAACAGTTTAACTGTAGAGTACCATCAGTTGTACCATCTCCTTTTATTTGTAAACCAGAGGAGCTAGAAGTAGATATAAAGTTTGCTTTATCTTTAGTTACCGAACTATCTGCTGGAGTAAAAGCTACGCCAGTACCATAGTGCATAATAAAATCGCAACTTTCTGAACTAGCAACAGCAGTATTAAATACTATGTTCGTTCCATCTACTGAAAAATTACCTTGCTGAATTACGCCTGAAATAGAAATTAATATTGCGTTGCTTGATATGGGAGTAAACGCTGAACTGTCTTTTGTTAAGGCATACGTTGTGCCGCCATTAAAGGTAATGTTATCGAGCTTACTAATATTATCTACTTGTTCTAATCCTCTACCTAAATAATTGCTCATTTTGGATATTTCTCCTTAACTGCTTGTCTTAATGCTTGTAAATTATCTAAGTCATCATCAAGGATTGCATGAATACAATCTTGTAAACTTGGATATTCTCTTTCTCTTTTTCTTTGATATTCTTTTGCATCATAGTCTGCTTGTAATTCAGCAAGTTTAGTTGCAATTTGTTCATCAGTAATATTAGTTGGATTTTTATGCCAAACTAAACTTCCATCAGCTTTTATTGTTGCTTCTGCTTTTGGATTTATACTACTAATTGCTTCTAGTTTATTTGGTATCATACTTCAAACTCCGTTGCTGAAAAGAAATAACTTCCTCTACCATGTGCTATTCTAAAAAGATTAGATGAGTCACTTGTTCTTCCATAAACTGTAAATTTTAATTGACTTGTATCTGATGGATTATATCTACCTTGCCAAACTATTGGTGCATATTTATTGTATGAGTCATGTTTGTAAGCCATTTGCCAAAAATCTGGAACAGAGCCATCTATCCAAGCTAAGTCTTGGTCATTTACATAACAATTAGCCATACCCTCAGCACTGCCATTTGCAGTTGTCATTGTAGATACAAAAAATACATCAATCATATTTGATGCGTTTGTTGGTGTTATTGTAACATCAATTCCCATATCTGCAAAAGATGTGCTTGTTGTAGTTATATCAGATGCAACATCAGTTACTTGCGTTACAACTCTTTGAACTACTGCTCCACCACCAGCACCAGCTACAGTACCAGTAAAGGTAAAGTTTTGTGCTAGGTCAATAGAAGTAGGTAATAATTTAGTAAAAGGCATTTAAGGTTTCTCCCAAACTGTGTGTGTTAATTTTCCGTTGCTATCTCTAGCAAGTAATTCATCATATTTATCTTCAGAATAATCTTGCGGTATATCTCTTAAAGATTTTCTCCATGCTGTTTGCTCTGAAGTCATTTCTCCTCTAAGCACCCACCAATCAGTTTCTAATAAAAATTCCATTCTAATATCTTTTATTTTTCTTAATTTATAAGAAGATGTATTTTGCGTAGCAAGGAAGGTATCCCATTCAGATTGTTCTTTATCAGTTGCTTCTCTTAATACATTATCAACAAATACTTTACCCATTATAAAGCCTCCTTTAATCCATATACTACTGCTTTGAATTGAGATATATTTCCATTAGAAGTATAAAATCTTAAACCTGCTGGTGGCTCACCACTTGTTGTAGCATTGTAATATCCACCACCTACAAAGAAAGATGCTTCATTATTATTTCTAGCAACATTACCTTCCCAAAAAAAATTAATTGAGTTACCACCAGATGTATTTCTGTCTGTTTTGATTGTTATTTCAAGATTAGCTCCACCAGTTTGATCGCTGTTATGAACTCCTGTAATAAGCATAACATTATCATCACTTTGAGCATTGTATCTATCTTCTGCACCAGCTCTAAATCTTTTACTAACCCATCTATAATTATTGCTTGTAACAACTCCACCAGAGGAATTTCTAAATAATAATTTTAAATCGTTATCGTTTTGAATTGGTATATATCTCCTTATAAAAACTTTATAAACATTATAAGTTGTAGAAAAAATACTTCCTATATCTGCATACTGAGTTGAGCCTCCATTTAAATTTAAACTGCCAACTTTTACAAATTCACCACTAGGTGCTTCTGCCCAAGTTAATCCACCAGTATTGCCAGATTGTGCTGTAAGCATATATCCATTAACAGGTGAATTACTAATCTGCATCTTAGCTTCATTAATAACTTCATCAGAAAGTTTAGATTGTGCAATACTTCCAGCTAACATGTCTGAAGTTACTGTTGATGTGCCAGGTGTTTGAGTATTCACTGCTTTTCCAAGATAGTGTATCTCAACAATATCTGATGAAACTAAAGTTGCTCCAAGTGTAATTCTAGTAGAATTTGTAAGAGTAAGATTTGTAGTATCTTGTTTCACAAAGTTTACGAATACGATTACATCAGCAATAGAACTTATAGCATGGTCTAAATCTACATAAGCATTAGTAGAAGAAGTTACACGCTGCTTTGCAGTGGTTATAAAGCCACTTTGTGGAGGTACGCCTAAATATGCCATATTATGCTACATCTGTTAATAGTGAAACAATCACATCAGCTGTGCCACTATCTTTTTTAACTTTTATTGCTCCACCACTAGGTATTACTATTTTTCCTTGTACACACTCTAATGAGCTGCCAGTTGGTAGAGGAGCATTTTTAATAATGTATCTATCGTTAGATCCATCATTAAGAACTGCATCTACATTTATAGAAGAAGTACCTGTATTAGAAATAAGTAAACCTATTACAATTTGCTTATTACTTGTAGCGGAAACAATAGTAGTCAAATTATTATTAGCTAGTGTTGCATCTGCTTGACCAAAATTATTTGCCATAATATCTCCTAACCTAACGCTATCGCAAATGGTATACTATTATCAGTTGCGGCTATCGTCAATGTTTCATTACCACCATCACTGCCCTCAGTGAGAGTTACATTTGATCCAGCAACAAGTTTACCATTTAGGAAACCAGCTGTTGTATCATTAGCAGATACTTTTGTTTTTACATCAGTATCAGCTGTTATAGTCTGCCATGCAGATCCATCATAATATTTTAATGTATTTGAGCTTGTGTTAAATGCTAGATCTCCAGCATCAAGACTAGAACTAGGATCACTAGAATCTACTCTATATCTATCTGCAAAACTATTTACTCCAGAAATATTAGAAGCAACAGTTGATATATTTGAGTTAGCTCCAGCTACTGTACTAATATTAGAATTAGCTCCAGCTACAGTATTTACATTAGATATAGATCCAGCTACTGTATTAACATTACTTATAGATCCAGCAACATTACCAATATCAGTTGCATCTCCAGCAACAGCAGTAACATTACTAGCTATTCCAGCCACAGTAGTTACATCAGAACTAACACCAGCAACCGAAGTTACATTAGAAGCTATACCAGCAACACTTGTTACATTACTTGCAATTCCAGCAACAGTATTAATGTTTGCCTGGTTACTTGCAGAAACTGTAACTGTTTGCCATGCTGATCCTGTATATACTTTTGTAGCATTTGCAGTTGTATCAAAAAATAATGCTCCTGTAATAAGAGCATCTCCATCATTATCTACAGATGGCTCAGAAGATTTAGCTCCTAAATATCTATCATCAAAAGAATCAAAACTATTGGCTGCCGAAGTAGCTGAACTTGCAGCATTTGTTGCTTGAGTTGATGCTGTAGAAGCTGATGAAGCAGAAGCAGTTGCACTATTTGCCGAAGCTGTAGCACTTGAAGCTGCATTTGTTGCACTTGTATTTGCACTAGAAGCATCTACTAATAAATCATATTTTGCTGAGTTTGCATTACTTGTAAGAGGTTGTGATCCACTAGAAGTATGAGCAGCATTAACAATAAAAATATTATTTGTTGATGTATCTTTAACTATATCTCTTTCATTATAGGCAGTTGTAGTTGCCCAGTTACCACGATTTGTACCTATTTCTTGTGTAAATTGTAAAGCATTACCAGAAGAATTTACGCTAAGTATTTTATTAGCCGAAAGCTCTGGAAATGTAAGACCAAAAGCTGTTGATGTTGTAGACGCAGCTTTAGGCGATAATTTAATATCTACTTCATTCTGTTGTATTAATGCAACAAGTTTATCTAGTTCAGTATTAAGAGTTTCTATAGGAAATGTACCAGAACTAGGAAAATCACTTGTTCTTGATGTAGGTAGATTTCTAAGGATTGTATATTTATCATCTACTGTAGCTCCTCCACCTAAAGTAACATTACCACCTCCAGTAACACCAGCTCCAGTAACAGAATATTGAGCTGCACTACTAGGGTTAGAAGCTAAAGTAAGTGTAGTATCTACACCACTAGATGTTTTTATTACTTGTAAATCAGAATCACTAAAAAATTCAAATGGTACTGCAAATACAGTTTGTCCACCTGTGGCTGTATACTGTATTCTAGCACTTGTATCAGATATTTGTATACTCATCTTAAAACGTTTTTCTCCATACTATCAAATAATGAATCGAGAAACCATACATTTTGAAATGGAACAAGTCTACGCACATTCCTTGCTGTGTGATGGTTGTACTTACCTGTACCCCAGGTAAACATGATATCAGCTATGTTTTCTATTTGTGATGCACTTGGTCCAAGTATATCTGCTATTGGCATACCATAAGGTCCAATAGTTTTTCTTTGATCTTTATAAGTACCATAAGGTTTTTTTGCTCCAAGCAAAGGTCTAAGTCCTATTTCATTATTAGCTAATCTTTCTAATGAATTGTTAATATCTGAATATATACCACCAAGACCAGATCTATCAAAAGCATCTACTATTTTTTGTCCTATTGGTTTATTTTCATATTTTCTGTTAAATGCTTTTTGTCTAAACGCATCTACCATAGCTCCAGCTGCCATTAATAATAATACACCTTGGAAGAAATTAGCATCTTTTTCTTGTAAACCTCTAAGTAACATTCTTTGTGTAGAAGCTATACCGAATTTTTTAAACTGTAGTAGTGTTCCTCCTATTTCTGTATTTGCCCACAATGGTACATCTCCTTTTGATGGAGTAACAATATCTATATTAGATTGTTTACCTACAGCATTATGATAAGCATCAGCTGCTGCTCTATTATCCCAGGCATCAGAATTAGCTACTCTCATAGTTTTATAATCATCTCCATTTTGTTTAAAAGACCTACTACCATTTTTACCAACACCATATTTTTTATATTGTTCGTATATTATTTTAGCCATATTATCATCAATACCTAGATTTAACATTCTAGCTTTATTTACTTTTGTAACTTTTTCGCCTTTTGCTATTTGTTCTGCTACTTCTATAAGTCTTGTGCCATTAAATAATCCAGCTATACTTTTAGCTGCTGTATTCCATGGGTTACTTAAATTTAAAAATGTAAAGTATAAATTACCTAAAGAACTAAATCCTCTTTCAAATTTATTAAATACACCAAAAGCATCTTCTACTCCATACATAGACATAGCTCTTGAACTATTCCACATATCTAATGCTTCTCCACCTAACTGTGCTGATCTTTTAGACATATCAAATATTTCTTTTGCATATCCACTTGTTAATACTTCATAAGAATTTTTAAATGTTTTAGTAATACCATTTACCATTACTAATCTTGCTACATCTACAGTTTGAGCTATACCAGTAAGCATAGTTAAAGCATTATATAATTTACCTATTCTAATACCTCTTGATACAAATCTATTAGGATCATCAGCTAATCCATATGTACCTCTAAGTAGATGTACAGCTGCATCTAAATCTACAAGTATTTCTTCTTTTTGTTTTATTAGTTTATCTCTTTGTATTTGAGATGCTGCATTTTCTATTAGTTCATCATATTCATCTGATATTTGTTGTATACCTTTTTGGTAAGATCCTCCTTGTACATACTTTGATCCATATGCCATTGGATCTCCAAATATTTTTGTTATTTCAATATCTGGTATAGTTTGATTATAGTATAATCTTTGTAAAATATTTATATCTTTTTCTATAAAACCAGCACTAGCTAATTTCATGTAGTCTATATTAAGATTTCTACTTTGGAATCTAGAAGATATTTTATTTACTTTATTTATAAATTCATCAATGTTTACAGTTTCTCCTCTAGCTGTAGCTAATTTTATTTCATCTGCTAAATTATTATATTGTATAACAGGAGTATATCCTTTGAATCCCTCTACTATTTCATCTATTTCTGATTGTGTTATTGCTGGATTTTTTTCTCTAAGAAGTCTTGATAATAAATCTTTAAACTCATCAAAACGAGAATCTATAACATCTCGTCTATATACTATATTTATATAATCATTCTTTTTTAATGATCCATTTTGTTTTACATATTCTAATCTTTTTTCTAGTTTTTCTTTTAATTTAGTAAGATCATTTACTTTTTTATTATTTTTAGTTTTACCTATAATATCATCTAATCTGTTAATGTATCTTTCTATAAATGTAGTTGCTATTTGTAACTCATC